CTGCTTTAGTATAAATAAAAGATTTTACCTTGTGAGTATCGTTTAAATCTACTTCACTAGGTAAAAGATTATAAATAGCTTTTGTAATAGCTCCAGCATCAACTTTATATGTTAAATTAGTGCCGTTAGCCGATAAGAACCACATTTGTTGGAATAAAAAGTCCTCTTGTGATTGAAAGTAATTAGGTTGTTTAAACAGTTGAAGTATAGGACTGTTTTTAACAGGTTCACCTGCTGAATTAAGATGCGAAATTTTCATTTGAGAATAAATCTTTGACCTTAAAGCAATAATAGCAAGTAATACAGGATTATTTAATGATAAGTCTAAGTACTTATCTGAGTTAATAAAACCATCTTGGTCTAAAAAAGAATAGGTAAAAGTGCCATTGCGGTCTCTCTCCACATTAACGCTATTACCTTTCCAAAAATCAAATAATCCCATAAATACTATGTTTCACAACATTGTTAATAAAAGCAAATATAATAAAAAAATATTAACTTAAACGAAAAACTTTTGTGTACCAAGAAATAACATATTTCATTGCGTCCAAAATATGGTCATATCCGTTTTCTTCTGGAACGTCCATTTGAATACCTTGCCATATTTTCCATGAGTACGATTCATATTCAAGCTCTATGTTAACTGATTCTTTAACGTAATGTATTTTGCTCTTTTGTATCGTTTCAATACCAGCAGCTATAGAACCAGAGCCTTTTTTAGCATTTATAACATTATAACCTGCATTCTTTAATTTTCTAGCCTCTTCTTTGTTTAATTCGTTTCCTGAGTCACAAATAATTTGCTTATGTTTCTCTATTCCTAATCTTTGAAACTCTTCTGTAAGCGTTCCTTTCATATCATTCAAAGGGCAATATAAAACCTCTCTAAAGAAATAATTTTCGTCACCGTCAAATTTCATTTCTACCAATGCAGATGGTGCAGATAATCCAAAATCTAAGCCGTAATAACTTTGATATGGCAATTTATTAAAATCAGCATTATTTAATGTTTTCCATCCTTTAAAAATTCTATTTGGCTTTTCAGCTTTTAAACCTAAACCATAAACAGACCACATATATAAATCAGATGTTTTTTGTTCTATATTGTATTCATTAGGCTCATAGCTTAGTATTTTCTTTTTTTGTTCTTCTGGAACAAAAGGATTGTCTCTAAATGTTGAATGAATTAAAATAGCGTTATCTTGTTTTATTAAATCATCGCTCCATAATTTACCAACTGGATTATAATCCATAAATATAGCCCCGCTACAACGCATATCCAATTGGTCAAATGTTGCTTTTGAGTTTTTATAAAATTCATTAAACCAAAGATAATCAGAGTGGTAACCGTGTACTTTTAATTCGTCATCTGTTCCCTCTATGTTTATACTTGAACCGTTAGGAAATGAAAATATTGATTCAGTTTTATTAAAAGTTAAAAGATTATAATTATCAAGTGTTGGATAATATTTTAGCATATCTTGTAAAATAGTATCTTTACAATCTTTTTTAGTGTATCTAAATACCGCTAATTTAGTGCGTGGCTTTGTCCATGCTAACAACCAAAATATTTGAAGTATTGAAAACGTTTTAGAACTCCTACTGCTTCCACTATTTATAATGTATTTATATTTACCGCTTTGAAGTGCGTTCCAATTATTCTCGAATACTGGTGTTGCTTTCATTTATGTATAGATTAATTTAGAAGTGTTTTTTATAACTCCTCTTAGCATATATCCTAATGGCTGTAATTTTATGTTATTATATAAACAAGCTTCTTTTAATCCAAAATAAAATATACCCGTTTCAATATTTAATATTATTTTGCTTCTTGACAAATTACTTTTATTTACTCTATCCGAATTTAATTTAACCCCTTTTAATTTATTTGATATTTTTAACTTTGTCTCTTCGCTAACTAATCTAATAGAATTATTATGAGCAATTAATCTTTTAGTTTCTTCAGTATGCTTTCTTCCTTTTCTTTTAACGCCCATTTTTAATTTAGTTTCATCGCATAAAACTAATCTTTTACTATCAGTATTTATTAATTGACAATTAAGCCCCTTCCTTCCAATTACACTATATAATTCCTGATAATATCTTTCTTTTTCGTTTAACTCTGAAACTTCACATCCACATACTATTTCGAAAATATGATTTCTATGCCCGTATTTAATTAAAGAGCGATATAGTTTTACTTGGCTTTCGCATTTGTATCTTTTATAACTATTAAACCTTAATTTAATATTGATACTTTGTCCGATATATATTTTTTTACTTGGACTTGTAATCTTATAAATTCCTATCATAATAAAAAAATCCCAGACGCTCACCACAAACGAAAGGGATTAATAGGTTAATTGTGGCGAATCACAAATATACAAAAAAATTAATCAATAGGTTTTATAATTTCAATTTTAATATCGTTTTTTTGTATTTTTTCTCCTCCAGATGTTATATCTGTTGATTGAAAAGGTTTACCCTCAGTTCTATCGGTAATTTCTTTTAAATATGGTAAATCGCTTTCACTTTCTTTCAATGCATTATACGCTAATTGTTGCGCTTTTGTAGTAGGAATAAATGAATTAAACTCATTTATATCCATTCTAATAAGGTGATTATACCAATATGAAATAGACGTGTCCTTAGACCATCTTCCTGATGCTCTATTTTGAGGATTGTCCCCAAAACCTCCTTTACCATTTGGATTATTTATTTCTCCTTCTTTTGGCATTTATCTTGCTTTGTAGTTAAAAACCGCTTACAACCATAAAAATCATAAGCGGTAAAGATTAGGTTAATTATGAGATTGTAAATGTACAAAAAATATTTAACTATCCAAATATTTGTTTTTGTGCAGTTTCGGTTAGTTCAAATTCAAAAAGTATAATATCTTCTAAATCCTTAAACATTTCACATATTACTTTATAATCAAATCCTTTTTGCCAAACAAACAAACATCTTTCTTTTGCTTGCTCATATTCTAATGAAGGTATCTCGTAACTTCCTATCTCATTTTCTCCAAATTGATATTTTTCAATTATTGTTTTTTTTAAAACATTCCCATCTTCATCACAAGGAACAAACATCCATAATTCTAAAGGCTGTTTTAAGAATTTAGCGTATTTCTCACACAAATTAAAAGCCTTTTTGAATATACGGTAATCCCCGCTATTGTCTACTATTTTTTCTTGATCTAAAACAAAATCAGTCATTCCGATTAAATTTTTCATACTATCTTTTTATTTAAAATTTTCTCAGCTTCTTCTTTTGTGATGGTTTCGATTATTGTAGCCCATTTTCCGCTGTAAAAAATATAATTTCCATCTGCATCACTTAAAATATTATTTGATAATTCTAAAGGATATTTAACTATTCTTTTGTATCCTTTAGGTGATAAGTAATGTATACCATCTAATAATCCTCTTTTCTCAGCCTCACAAATCAAAGCGGCTTCAACTTCTTGAAGTGTGGCTTCTTCAAATCCATTCTCATTATGACACCAATCTTTTTCTATATAAATACCATCAAAAAAACCATACCAATAAATACGATCCGATTTAATTTCGGCAATATTAATTAACCCCCATTGTTCATTTGGGCCTTTATGGAATGCTTTATACCACTTCCCAACTTCCAACTCTTTTTTAAAAGCGTCTGGAAAAGCATCTTTCATCCAATCATCAATAAAACCATCATTATTCATTACGTAATCTTTAATATTACATACTGCAGCTTCAATAAGGCTTTTTAATTGCTCTTTCGTAATCTCGTAAACATCGGTTTCAATTCCGCACGCTTCAAGGAATATTTTAGCGTTGAATGTTTCGTGGATTTTTTCACTATTAACAACCATAGTGATATTTGCTATATTATTTTCTATTTCGCAAAAATAATTAGTTAAATAATCATTTATTCCAAACTTACATATGCTTTTTTTTATTCCTTCAGGAATCCTACCCTTAATCGAATCCCATTGTTCTTGTGAGCATTTCATTGCTATTGCTTTTTTCATAATTATTTGTTTTTAAATTTTAATACTTCAGCATCTATTAACGACAAGCATTTGTCGTATATATCAATCGGCACACCTCTTTTATAAAGTGTTTTAGTTTCGTAAGGTGTTTTATGCCTACCTACATTTTCCTTTGAACCTGAACCTGGTTTACGTTTTTCCATTATAATAAAATTAAATGTCCTTAAAATGTATTTTTAGAACTTGTTTTTAGCTGTGTATTTATAAAAGTTTATTAATTAATATTACTGCGCAAATTTCTTCAAATAATTTTTGATCTTGAACATTAAAAGTAATTTGACATCCGTTAATTTCTTCAATTTCAATAATAGAAAAATCAAAATCAAAAGTATCATTTAATTCTTCAACAACTTCTTCGGTTTCCAATCCTTCAATCCAACTATCTAAATTTAAAGTAATTTCGTATCCTGTTTTTGGATAAAAATTATAAACCACTTCATATTTTGTCAAACTTCTTCCGCAAATTGCATCGTGGTTAGATACTCTTAATTTAATAGCATCATCTTCTTTTATTCCATTTTCTGGAATACTACCATTTGAATTATCCCAAAGAAACCAATAATTAGAGTTTTTACTTTCTCCAGTTTCAATTAATGAATAATTTGTGTTTTCTAAAAGATTGTTTATTTTTGAAGTAGTAGTTATCATAATTTCTATTTGTTTTATTTTGATATTCAAAGATACGAATAATATTTAATTATGCAAGCATTTTTTTAATATATTATTTATAATTTATTTTATCTTTTTAATTAATTAATACACATACAATAATAGAAAATATCATAAATATAGTAAAATTCACCATCTCATTATCCCACTTTGTAATATTAAAACTGCATTGTGTTGCGCTTCCTGCCAAATAACAAGCTGTAATGAGTATTGATATTATAAATATATTTTCTTTCATAATTTTATTAGTTTAAATTGTTCGAGTGATTTAATTAGATATACTGTTTTGTTTTTATGTACAAATACTTTGAATCCTGCATTAACTATTTTCTTCTTAAGGTTCTTTGCTCTTTCTCCCGTGAGCTTCATTGCATCAGATGAATAAATATGTGTTTCTGGATTGAATTCATAAACACCCAATGGAATGCGTCCTTTGTAATTGTCTGTTTGTTTTTCCTGTTCTTTTTTGTACATCGTTATTGGATGTAAATTATAGTTCCAAAAGTCTGTCATTAGAATAAATATGTTGAGTTAAAATTATCAAACCAATCTATAAAATCATCAAAGGTTTTTATAATTATATAAATACCTCCTGATTTTTCAATGGATT